ATTTATTGGCTTCATCATTAACTGCACTAATAATAGCATTCTTGAGCCAACCTTGTTCAACTTCTTTAACAGCTACCCGTAGATTTTCAAACATATCACCAATAGCATCCGGTTTCAATGAATAGTTGAATGAAGGTTTTATGGTTGCTGAGAATCCACCCTTTGTGATAACGGTTTGATCATCATATTCAATATGTTGTTGATAGGTAGGAAACTCCAATACCTGTTTGAACCATGAATTGTACATGACCCAACCTGTTTTGTATTGATAGCTTTGGACACCTCGTTCAGAACCTGACAAGTTCACTACAATTCCTTTATGACCTGCATCAATACGTTCTATTTGAAATGGTTGAATGATTGATATCACAACTCCGGCTAGGAAAACTGCAATACCGGTGCGGATATGTGCACGTCCTTCATTTCTTTTTTGTGAATCATTGTATGATGCTGTATCAATGATTTTCATTCCCTTAAGGACTTTTGGCACTGCAATGATCAGTGCGATGACGATTAAAATAGATCCAATTAACATGTTTTTTAAGATTTTAAAAGATTGATAAATAATTTACCTAATTCAACTGAGCCCGCTAACCATAGAGCGGTTGCTGCTAATTGAATTCCAGGATTGATTTCGCGACTAATTACGTAATCACCGAGCAACGTTGTTAATCCAATAAAAGCCCCTGCTGCTAATGCGGCTTTCACAACTTTCATACTACTTTTATTTTCCATTTTTATTTTTTTAAATAATATGAAATTATTTTGTAATATCCAAATAATGATGTTCTTGTTCTCGAAGATAAATATCAATTAAATCTTTCGACTTAACTAAATCTTGATGAAATGAACCCTTATGCCGGCATCTTACAATGCGTTTAATGATGTCAAATTCGTAGGCATTCAAACCCCATTCTTCTGCAAATTTATAAAGGCTATCCTTGCCTCTGTAATGCGATTGTGTGTGTACGCTGCTCATAATTAACATTTTAATCCGTTAAATCTGCTTCTTTTAGGTTCCGTTTTAGCTTCTTTAGCAAAATTATTCATTGCCTTTTGAATATCGGGATCGAGTGGTGTTGTAGTTATTGTAGTTGCACTACATACCGGAGTAGTCATTAGATCTGGAAAATTATTATTATCATCACACGTAATTTGGTATGGATTTGGTTGCCAATGTGGTTCTTGCCAAGTCGGATTCAACGGCTGTGTGGTTGGTGCGAATATAGGATTTGTTATATCCGGTGTCTGTTTGTCAAATACCAACTTCAAATGGTCTTTAATCATCTGAGTTTCTCTTTCACCCAATCTTGCAGGATCTGCTACTTCCATAAAACCTTGTAGCCAGTACGTAAATTGTTCTGCTGTCATTTTATTCCTTTCAATAATTTCTTTTTTTCTCCATCGGAGTATCCATACATGGTCAATATGCGTTCACATTGTGTCTTGTCCATTAAATCCAAATAATCTGCAGCTTCTGAACGACTTACTTGATAATGTTCTGCAATTTGTTCAACTAATGCCTTTTCATACTTATCTTCGGATTTGCCTTTTATGTATTTAGCAAAAGCCTTGTTGTTAGGTAACAATTCAAAATACAAACGATATGTTTCTTGTGGCCGGAGCAAACCAATTGTATATGTTTGAAACTCATTGACCAATTCCGTTAATTCCATGCGCATTGATAAGAATCGATTCATCATGAAAGGACTAAATGCTTTTTGATCCGTTTCAGACCATGTTGACCATTCACGTTTTTTGTGAGTTACCCCATCAATGAAATCAAACATTGTAGCCGCTTTGCGTTTTTCTTCTGCCATTTATTATAGTTTATATTTGTTACGATATTGTTGTTCTAATTGTTTGCCTAGGCCTATTTCCAATATAACTGCATTTTCTGGTATTCCGACTATGCGCTTAGCATCTAAAATATCATCTACAGATTTATTGCGAAATGTTTTCATCTTGGTCTTTGCATTGCTCCGATTCGATGTTTTGAACACAATGGATACTGTACTTTTATGATACTGTATGGACATTACTTAAGTTTTGTTTTGATTGGTTGGAATTCGGGTGGAATCGCACCACAATCATCGCATCTAAATACTGGTATTGGAACCATCGTGTCTTTATCAGCTCCCGTTAAGAACTTGGATACTTTGTTGATTGCCATTACTTGACGAAAATACATTCCGTCACATTCCGCACATTGGATTGGTTGCATATCTTGCGGACCAACATTGATATTCATACTCATATTTCTCCTAATAAATTTACAAACATTGCCATGATGTTGATTTCCTTATCCACCACACTCGCGTCCTTGAATTGTGCTTCTGCTATGATCAAAATGCACGGGGCAACATGGCCATGAGCAAATTCATCTAGGTTATCATAAAGAAATGTATATAATGGCGTAAAATCTTTAACTTTGCTGTCTGCAATGCATTGACGAATCTTTGTGAATGTTGCCTTCTTATCTTTAGCATTCTTCAACATTTCCAGAATCTCGGTCATGTAATTGGCTTGAATTGCACTTGCCTTATCTAATTGCAATACACCGTTAACTACAGATGCTTGTGCTGCATTGATTGCTCGGCGAATATCCGGATAAGAAGCATTGATGATTGCTGCAACGTCCTTGATGTCATATTGAACAGCCTTTTCTTGAAGCACTTCAACTAGTCTTTTAGCAACATCCGTTTTGTTTGGAGGAGTTATAGCAAATGTTTGACAACGAGATTGAATTGGATCAATAATCTTTTCAACATAGTTACATGTCAAGATGAATCGTGTTGTTTTGCTGTATGTTTCCATCAAGTTACGAAGAGCTGCTTGGGCCGAAGGGGTGAGATAATCCGCTTCGTCCAATATAATAATCTTCCAACGACGAAATCCTACTGTTGATGCATATCGCTTAATCTTATCACGTACTGCATCTACTGAGTTTTCATCTGATGCATTAATATACATTAAATCAGCATCGACACTATTTGCAATGATCTTTGCCAAAGTAGTCTTACCAGTACCTGCCGAGCCATAAAACAATAAATGCGGCACATCGCCATTCTGTATGAAGATCTTAACTTTTTCGATGATATGTTCATTGCCTATATATCCTTCTAATGTATCAGGCCTAAATGCTTCTGTCCAAAGTGTGTTTTCTGTATTTCCTAGTATCATTATTTTCCTGTTGATCCGAAACCTGCTAATCCTCTTTCGGTACTGGTTAATTCTTCTGCTTCTACTAACGTTACTTGCGGATATGGTAATATCATCAATTGTCCGATTCTATCACCCGGGAAATATATTTTTGCATTGATTAAACTTGGATTAGCTCGAAATTTAAACATGATTTCTCCTCGGTATCCGCTATCTATAACGCCTACATGATTTGTTAAGTATAAATCCGTTTTGCTGTTAGATGATCTTGGAAACAATAATCCAACATATCCTTTTGGGATTTCAACAGCTAGACCGGTTTTGTATACAACATTACCATCACTATCTTTCTCCATGGAAACTGCTGTTATATCCATTCCAGCATCTCCCGGCTTTGAATATGCCGGGACTACTGCGTTATCGTGAAGTCGTTTTACTCTTACTTGCATATATTCACCTTTTTTAATTCTGGAGCATAACAAGCCAATATGAACTATCAAAATCATTGCCAATGAAATCAATACGAGATAATCCATCTGGCGATACATGTAATTGACCAGCATCTCCTCGATTTGCTACAAGTACTTCTTTCAACTTATCAGCTGAGAAACAAACTGGATCCATATCTGCAGCGTTTGTTGTGCCTACTTCAAATGAAATGTTATCTGCATTAACCGTTGAATAGTTGATGATGAATTTGATTACGCCATCTTTTACTTGAACTGCAAAATTCTTAGCATCTGGTAATGCATTCTTTGCTTTGATGAACTTGCTAATGAATTCTTCATTTACCGGGATCTGAATTTGATATTCTGGCTCTGCATTAATGGTTGGAACTGCAGGAATTACCGTGGTATCAGCCAACATGAACATTGCCTTGGTGCTACCTTCAGCAATTTCCATTGCATAATTTTTACTAGCTGCCTCTTTTACCGTGATTGTGATGTTTTCTGCTAATGCTCCTAACATTTTGTTCAATGCACCTGTATGATTGATTCCTAATTCGCCTTTCATGAACGGAGTCGTTTTCCACTGAATCTTGCCTACTACGGTTTGATCGATATCGATTAATTCACAACCGATTCCTGTTTCATTTTCTTTTAGTTTAACTGCTTCGCAATTACCAGCCAAATAGTAACGGTTGATAAATGATTGTAATTTACTTTTTTCCATGTTTATCCTGATTAAAATTTAAAGAATTTGTTAAAGTTTTCTGCATCGGTTGTTGATATTGAATCTCCTCCGAATTTTTTGTATGTTTTGATGTATTTTTCATATATTTGTGGTGCAGCATCTGGATCTGCAAACATTTCGTGTAAAGAAAGAATAACATCATATAAATCTTTAGGCACAACTGTTTCTAGTAATTCAACGTGACTGTCAACCAGCTGATTGATTTCTTCTGCCGCCCTTACATACAAATGCGTATTGTGAACAACCATTCTAGGCATTGCTTCTTGTGAATAACGATCCAATCCTGCATCCGTCTTACCTCCTAGGAATTCATATGTGAAATCAGCACAAGCCGGACAACCTAACATGCACGGTACATGTTGTTTCATATCAATACCAGTTACATCGCCTGTCTTTCCTTGACGAATGTGTGCTTGTCTGCGATATTCTGCATTCTTTGGAAAATACAATTCCGAAAAAGTTTGTGTTTTATAATTTGTTGAATGCAAATATGTTCCAAACACCGGATATTGACCTGGAGATGAAGAATCTGTGGTTACTGTTATTCGGCTTCCATAATGCTTATTCATCAATTTTTGCATGGTTGCTAAGATGAAGAAATCTGATATTTTACTAATACCTA